AAATGACAGATACAACAGCACCGAAGAAACGAGGGCGACCAAAAACGAAACCGCCAAAAGAACAGATTGATGCAATATGTCATTGGATTAGCGAGGGTGGTACTTTACGTTCGTATTGTAGACAGCCAAACACGCCGTTTTTTACGACGGTTTATGGTTGGCTTGACAAAGATCCAGATTTTGCTGTACGGTTCGCACGCGCGCGCGATATAGGACACGATTCGATTGCGCAAGAATGTTTTGATATTGCCGATGAAACGCCACCATTGGACCATACCGGCCGAACTGATAGCGGCTTTGTGTCATGGCAGAAAAACCGCATTTGGACACGAACGCAATTGTTGGCTAAATGGGATCGTAAAAAATACGGTGATGGTAATGCGCAGGAACAAGAGCAGCAAACAACCGGATCAATCCAAAAAGTGCAAATCGAAGTGATTGGCAAAGATGCAAATTAATGTAAAAGCCACCAAACCCCAGGCAGACTTTTTTAATCTTGATTGTAAGTTTCCCGCTTTCATCGGTGGGTTCGGTGTTGGTAAATCCGAAACCATGTGCAACAGTGCGTTACTGGATAGCCTAGAGGGCGGCGCAGACAGTTTAATTGCGATGTATGAGCCAACGTATGACCTAGTGCGTTTGATACTTGCACCACGTATGCAAGAGAAACTTGCCGAATGGGGCGTGCGTTATACATACAACAAATCAGAAAATATAATTTATACATCCACCGGCCAAATGGGCGATTTTATTTTGCGTACCCTGGATAATCCATCGCGAATTGTCGGGTATGAATCATTTAGGGCCAAGATTGACGAATTAGACACGTTAAAAACGGAACATGCGCAAGATGCGTGGAACAAGATTATCGCGCGTAATCGTCAACGGCCAAGCACTTACCAAGCAATGAGTGAAAAGCCAGTTAATACGGTAAGTATTTTCAGCACGCCAGAGGGATTCAGATTTGCATATCAACGGTGGAGCAAAAACAAAACCGATGATTATCAGATGATCCAAGCACATACGCAATCAAACCCATTTTTGCCCGAAGATTATATACAATCATTACGTGATACGTACCCGCAACAATTGCTTGAAGCGTATCTTGAGGGTAAATTTGTTAACCTTACAGCCGGCACGGTTTACAGCAGTTACGACCGAGACAAACACAACAGCAGCGAAACAATCCAACCAGGTGAACCGTTATTTATTGGCTGCGATTTTAACGTGACAAAACAGGCCGCAACGGTATATGTTAAACGTGGCAGTGTTTGGCACGCCGTGCAAGAGTTGGTCGATATGTATGATACGCCGGATATGATAGCGACGATTAAAAGCAAATATCCAAAGCATGTGATTTACATTTACCCAGACGCATCAGGTGGCGCACGTAAAACGGTTAATGCTTCATTGTCAGATATTGCATTGCTTGAACAAGCGGGTTTTAATGTGAGAGTAAACAAGAAAAATCCGGCGGTTCGTGATAGAATCATCGCCACAAATGCAGCGTTTGACAATGGGCTTTTAAAAATTAATGCAAAAGCGTGTACAATTGTGGCACAATGCCTTGAACAACAATCGTACAATGCCAATGGTGAACCCGACAAAGCAAGCGGGAACGATCACCAAAACGACGCTACAACATACCCTATTGTGTATGAAATGCCAGTGATCAAGCCGGTGGCAAACGTTAACTTTAAATTTGCGGTGTAGGTGAAAACATGCCAGTAACAAGCAAAAATCCAACATATGAAAAGTATTTGCCTATGTGGCAAAAAACGCGTGATGCCGTTGCCGGTACAAACGCGATCAAGGCAAAGGAAAAGCGCAAGATTTATTTGCCCGCACCCGACGACAGCAACGACACATTGAGCGTTGAGCGATACGACCAATATATTAAACGTGCCGTGTATACGAATTTTACGGCCCGTACCAAAAACGCATTGGTGGGTGCAGCGTTCCGCAAAAAGCCAGAAAGCGAAATACCAACAGAATTGGAATATTTGCTTGAAGATGCAACGGGCGACGGCTTATCACTTGAGCAGTTAGCCAAAGATGAATTGGCAAACCTACTTGAAACCGGCCGTGGTTTTTTCCTGGTAGACTTCCCGCAAACCGATGATGGTTTGTCGCTTGAGCAAGTACAGGCGATGCAATTGCAAGCGTCAATTGTGCCGTATACCGCCGAGCAAGTTATCAACTGGAAAACAACCGTGATCAACGGGCGCAAATACTTATCATTGGTAGTGCTTGAAGAAACATATTTACAAGCAGATGATGAATTTTCGCATGAAAGCAAAACACAACATCGTGTATTGCGTTTGCGTGATGATGGCTATACACAACAATTGTATCGTGATGAAGAACCTTACAGTGAAGAATTTTACCCGCTACGCGGGGACGGTTCGAAATGGGATATGATACCAGGGTTATTTGTTGGCAGCCAAAACAACGACAGCACCATTGATGATGCACCGCTTGCAGATATTGCCGAAGTTAACATTGCGCATTATCGAAACAGTGCAGACTTTGAAGAATCATGTTTTTTAACTGGTCAACCAACGTTATTTATCACACATTCATTGTCAATGGAGCAGTGGGCCGAATATAATCCAAACGGCATCAAGTTGGGTTCACGTGCGGGCCATGTGTTAGGCGATACAGGTTCAGCAACGTTATTGCAAGCCGATGCAAATAGCCTTGTTGGCGATGCGATGATGAAGAAAGAAAGCCAAATGATCGCAATTGGTGCGCGTATTATTACGGACCGCACCGGCAACGAAACAGCCGAGGGCGCACGCATACGCTTTGCAAGTGAAAACAGTGTATTGGGTGATTTGGTAGGTAATTTATCAAACGCGCTTGAACAATGTATCAAGTGGTGCGGTGATTTTATGAATACGCCAGATGTTGATTGCTATTTTGACATTAATCGCGAATTTTACGATAAATCAGTTGATCCGCAAATGGTCATGGCCATGATCACATTGATGGACCGCGAAATTATCGCCGAAAACGATGTATTCATGAAATTAAAATCTGCGGGCCTTGTTGAACCCGAACGCACGCTTGAAGAAGTTAAACAAGAGCGCGGCGACGCAAACCCGTTAATTTAAAAGGTGATTATTATGCCAAAGACTAGCAAAACAAAGTACAAACCAAAGCCAAAGACGAAGCGCAAGCCTAAAAAATGAGTACAAACGACCGTATAACGGACGCATTAACACGCCATCAAATATTTGTATTGAGATATGCAAAAGGGCGTGAAAATGAAGCGATGGCACATATTGATAGCTTGTTAAAGCAAGTTATCAGCCGTTTGCCGTTGAGCGTTACGGATTACAGCCGTTCACGCTTTGATGCGCTTGTATTGGATTTATTGCAATACATGAATACGTTTAATGGTCAGTTTAACGAAAGTATGGTGCAACAGATGATCGACTTTGCAAATGATGAAGTCGAATTTAATGCGCAATTGTTAGGTAACGAAATCAACGTGCAAACAGCAGTACCCGCACCGCAGCAAATAGCCAGTGCGGTTTATTCCAATGTGCTTGATTTAGAACCTACTAAGGGTTACACAATCGGGCGCATTTTGGGTGAGTTTGGCGAAAAGAAAGCAAACCAGATAATTGATTTTATTCGTGATGGGTTTACGTTGGGGCAAACTACGCAAGAGATTACAAAGCGTATCATGGACAATAGCGAGCTAATGAAATCGCAAGCAAGCACCGTTGCGCGTACCGTTACCAACCATACAAGCATACAAGCGCGCAATATTACGATGAAAGAAAACCGCGACGTATTAGATGGGTATGAATGGGTGGCAACGTTAGACAGCCGAACAAGCATAATATGCGCATCACGTGATGGTATTGTATACGAGTTCAAAGATTCGAACCCAAAACCACCGGCACATTTTAATTGTCGATCCACAATTACATTCGTCGTAAAAGACCAATTTAATTTGGGTAAAGATATTAAAGGCACGCGCGCAAGTAAAGGTGCAGACGGGCCAAAACAAATCAGCGACGAAACCAATTACGAGCAATGGTTGAAACGCCAACCACGGTCATTTATTTATGAAGTGTTAGGCGTTACACGTGGTGATTTATTTATACAGGGCCGGTTATCAATCGGCGCATTTGTAGATAACAGTGGTAAGGTGTTATCATTAGAGCAGTTACGCGCTTTACGTCCAATGGCGTTTGGCGATATTTAACCGTGGCAGGGCCACACAATGCAAATACCAGGGGTTACGCATGTTAGACTTTTTAAAAGAAATTGAACTAGACGATGAAATTAAAACACAAATTGCGCAGAATGTGCAACAAGTGGTTGATAATGAAGTATCAGCGTTAAAGCTAAAAAACGATGAACTATTGCAGGAAAAGCAAAAACTTGCCAAGACCAAGCAACAGGAAATCGAACAAGCAAAACTTGAAGCCGAACAAAAGGCAAAAGAAAACGGTGATTTTAAACATTTGTTTGAAAGCCAAAAGACTGAAGCCGAACAGCTTAAACAACAGCTTGCAGATATGCAAAACAACATCAAACAACAGACAATCGCAAGTGAAGCCGGCAAAATAGCGGCAAGGTTGACAAAAGATACAAATAAGGCACAATTACTACAACAGCAGATAACACAACGTTTGACGCTTGTTGATAATGAAATTCGTGTAACAGATGAAAGTGGGCAAGCAACCATTTCATCGGTTGACGATTTAGCTAACAATATAAAAACGGCTTATCCGTTTTTGGTTGATGGCACACAAGCAAACGGTGGCGGGGCTACCAGATCGCAAGCCAGTGGCGATGCGGTTGCTAAAGAAATCTCACGCGCCGATTTTGATGCGATGAACAACGGTCAACGTGCCGAGTTTGTCAAATCCGGCGGAAAACTTTTTGATGAATA